GTGTTCAAGAGCGTTCTCAACCGCTTGACTGCTCTACCTATCCCATACATTTTCTTTACCTTTCACTTGAAAGACAAGAAGCAATTCATGGACATTGGTAATGGTACCAAGGCTATGATGAAGGTTGGCGAGATTGTTGACTGGATAGAAGGGACACAGCGTTTCGTAAGTCAACAGATTTTCCTGCGCCGATACACCAAGAAAGGCGATAAGGCCGCAGGTGTGGATGCCGACAAGACTCTCGGTGAGGGTGACTTTGTTATCCGTGCTACCGTCAATGAAATGAAAGGTAGAAACATGGAGCATTTAGGTAAGCAATACGATTTAATGGCTGTTGTTAATAGCAAGGTCACATGGCATGGACTGCCTTTCGATTGGGCCGGTGAGACTGATGGCGTTTGAGGCACAGTTGTTTGAGATGGGCAAAGAGTTAATCGCTCTACGCTCAAGGATAGCCGACCTCGAAGAGATTATTGATGAAATCCCGAACTTGGGTGCTATTTTTGCCGCAGTCCAAGAGTTACAGGAAGAACATGATGCACCCGCCATGAAGTTTACACATTACATTGGAGGATATAGGTCATGAAAGTTGGTCGTAAAGCCCTTGAGCAATTGCTCTCCGCTACAAGTAGGGAGCAACATATCAATGGAAAATCACAGAAGCAAGTAAGTGGTTGTGTTCTACACTTGGCGGAAAAGGTAGTATCTACTACCTCTATTGTCAAGGATGGTAAGACATCCCTCTCACGCTTCTCAATCACCAGTGATACCGAAGGTGAAACTGATATTCCTGTACCCGACATCGAGCGAATGATTGGTGTTCTCAAGTATCACGGGGATTATGTCACACTCTCTCATAAGTCCGAGACTGGAAAGGTCTTAGTCAAGTCAACAAACAAACAGACTACTATTGTTGGTGGTCTTGATGCCAAGGCATTCGCTAATAGCCAACACACACTGGCTGAATGGCAACAGGAAGCATGGACAAGGGCAAAACAAATTAGAGGTAATGTCTACATGACCAAAGACGATGAGGCCATTACTCCTTTCTTCGTTGCCGAACTACCGGCCGACGACCTATACAACGCACTTAGGTGTGATGGGGTTAATGGACAGAAGTTGAACAGATACACCTTCGAGGTGAAGGATGGGTCACTAACAGTGACAGTGGGTGATGTCTTCAAAGGACAGACTACTATTGATTTTGGCGCACATACCAGCAAAGACTTCGAGGCTACTTTCGAGGGCGGCTTAGACCACATAACCAAACACTACTCAAATGATATTAAATTATCCTTCTTAGACTTTAGTGAATACGGACAAGGCATACGCTTACTCCTCACTATGGATAATGGCGATTGGGTATTTCAAGCAGGGGTGCTTTGATGTCAATTGGACAAAACTATGATAGCATATCTGGATATTCCAATAAGCAAGTTAAGGAAGTGTGTGAGTTCCCCGAAACCAATCGGTGGATATTTAGTGGTTCAACTAAGCGTAAGAGAATGAAGATTCTTTTATCGTGCGTGTGGTACTTCGAGATGGCCCCTAAGCAGTGGTACTCTACCGAAGAACTATGCCAAATGTGCTTAAGACATGATTCGAGAGGGACTTCCTCAATGATTATCAGTAATCAAAGAATAGGTACTCTACTTAGGGTACTAATCGCTCGTGATATGGTTCAGTATAGGACTGTTCGGGGCAAAAGAGAATACAAGAAAGGTGAAAATTATGAAAATGAAATGCAACAACTGCAATAAAGAACAGATTATAAATGAACAGCAACCTATGGTTGCAGTAGGACTGATTGCCGAACAAATGATAGGGTGTATTCACTGTGAATCCGTCTTCAAATTATGTTTGACATTGAAATCACTACGAGATGACTACCGTGACCCTCACTGGTTGGCGGAACACTACACTGAAAAGGGGATGTCAATGTTGGCTATCTCCAATATGTGTTCAGTGACCCCCATGACTATACAAAATTGGTTACGCCGACACGACATCGAAACAAGACCTCGTGGTTATAGGGCTGTTACTAATGAGTAGAGTCGGTGCCTCGCATGTATTTACGGCCACAGTGTGCTCTAATTGTGATGGTTTAATTGACGCAACAATGACTCCCCCAAGTAATACCAGTGAGGTGATTGGTATATTGCTTATGCACCGTGGTTGGTGTAAATGTGAATCACACTACACTTATAGTTCCGATGACGAGGCTTCTTTTCTTGACCTAATAGATTAAGTAGTGCCGATGACAGATGAGTATATATGATTGTAACACAGGTTGGCGGTAGGGACATACGCATTAGAAGTAGAGACCCCGAGACACTGGAGCGAAAAGACATCACCCTCAAGGCTTATCCGTATTGCTTCGCTGATAATGTAGGCGACACATACGGGTTGGTGAAAATTGAAGAGGGCTACACTGGACTATACGGACAGAAGTTGAACAAAGTTTATTTCCGCACCGAGTATGACCGCCGCCTGTGGTCCAAAGGTAAGCGCACATGGGAGGGGAATGTAACATTCCCTAACCAAGTGTTGATTGACCGATTGAGCCAAGGCGAAGACCCCATCCCTAACTACGAGCACCGTATATGGTATCTCGATGGTGAGTGGAAAACCCAATCGGGCGAAGTGACCATGTTATCCGTGAAGGATTCATACACTGGTCGCATGTACTCATGGATGTATCACGCCGATGTCAAAGCAGGGACATACAAATCCCTCGACTGCGTTAATCATCCCGATGGGTTGAAGACTATTCACTTTGATACCCCAGTGAAAGCATTCTCAAACGAGCGACAACTGCTTGCCGACTTCGCCGCACACATGGCTAAACAAGACCCCGACATTATCGCCGGTTGGTATGTGGTGGATGCCGATATTAAACAGATATGTGACCGCATGAGGGCTGTCGGATTAGACCCCAAGAGCCTATCACCATACAACAGACATGACTTCAAGTATAATTGGAGTGACAAGCATTGGTCGCAACCGATTGCAGGTAGACTGTGCTTTGATTTGATGATTGGATTTAAGAAGTTATGGACTCTTAAGAACGGACAACTGGCGAGTCAAAAGTTAGATGACATAGCATGGCATGTGCTACAAGAAAGAAAGGTCGAGTTGCCCGATGGTCACGACACCTACTACTCCGATGTAGGTACCTACCTCGACTACAACAGACAGGATGTAAGACTACTACCCCGCCTTGATGAAGTCGTTAATGCTATTGGTTACTACACATCCATGCAACATGTAGTGCAGTGCCAGTTAGGTATCACCCCACTCATCACTGCGTGTGCCACAAGCCTATTCCTACAAGACAATGAGTTCGACCTACGCATTCCCGACTCCCCTCAATTTGAGAAGAGAGATTACACTGGTGCCGATATTCAAGAGCCTGTTCCCGACCGCTACGAGAATGTAGCGATTATGGACATCAAGGCTATGTATCACAGTAATGTAAAGTTGCACCGGATATGCTGGACCAATCTCGATGACGAGGGAGTGGACTGTGGTAATGGTATCAAGTTCGCTCAAAACGAGGGACTGCTTGGTAGGACTATGGATAAATTAACTATCAAGCGTAATGAATACAAGGCTTTGATGAAGGAGGCTCGTGCCACTGGTGATGAAATCGCCTACAAGAAGTGGGATGGGGCGCAATTTGCTACGAAGTCCATGGTTGCCTCCCTGTATGGTATCTGTGGTGACTCTAAATACGGTATGTATCACCCCGATATTGCCGCCGCTATCACCTACACTTCTCGACAGACCTTATTCCGATTACGGGATGAGTGTAACGAGCGAGGCTACCCTGTTCGATACGGACACACCGATTCTATTTTCTGTGAAGTCCCTACTCCCGAAGAAGGTATGGAGTTGGTTGTTGAAATCAACAAGGCCATGGCACCTATCGAGACCGAGTTCGAGAAGTGGTGTGAGTCTATGATTCTCAAGCGTAAGAATCGTTATGCTGGCAAAGTCACATGGACCGACGGTGAGTATCATGAACCGGAGTATTACTACAAGGGCTTAGAGTTGATACAGGCTCGTATGCCCAAGGCTATGAAGACGGCTATGAACTCAACCCTTCGTGCTATCCTCGATGGTGAGACTCGACATGAAGTGGATAAGAACCTAAGTGGATTGATTGCCAAGGGCATAACTGGTGAATTAGGTGAGGACTTATTGATGTCGGGTAAATTAAAGAAGCGATTGACCGAATACCGAGTCCTTTCCGGTGCATCGGCAGGTGCATTATGGGCCAAGGAGACTCTTGGTAGAGACTATGTGGTTGACGAGGCATTCCTCACTGCTGTTGACGAGCGAGGTAAGCATATCTCCTTTGATAACATAGAGCAACTTGATGGTGTGACTAAAATTGATTGGGTCGAGATGACTGATAAGTTCATTGTGAAGAAAGCATCGGATATTTACGACCTCGTGGGTTGGGACACTGTGGAATTGACCAACGCTCACCGTGGCTTAGGTGCTATTGCTTGGGTATGACTTATATAGTGGCGTAGGTAGATGTATTATTATGACCGAAGAACAACCCCCGAGAAAAATGACAACGAAAGAACTGACCGGTGCGGTGCACAACATTGGCTCGTCACTGAACAGCCTTGCTCACGCACTCTCTAATGATATTGCCCAAATCATG